TTGTATGGTTTGGGGGTGTCGGTTTAAACATATCCGCATCGCCTATATAAAAAAAACGGCTATATACGGCGGCATAGATGCGGGCAGATGATCCCGGCGGCGATGATATGGGCGCATTTCGGCGGCAGATGATCGGGGGCGATGATCGGGGCATAGTTGGCACCCCGTGTTCACCAGCGACGGACAGCCGCAAAAAACGCCGGGAATAATATGCAATTTATGACTTTATGGCTATTCATAGCCGTTTTTCTTCATATGGTTATTGCACAAAAGATGTATTTTGTGCAATTTTGCGCCACCCCCACCCCTGGGGGATTCCGGGGAGGGTATCGAATTTCGGGTGGGTACTCCCTCCGACCACCCGCAAAAAGAAAAAGGGCATAAAATCGGGGCAATCCGTGCGCACCGGCTGGCGATTCTGATTCTGTGGCGCGAATAGGGGAAGCGTATAATAATATATAATATTCCGTAGGAATATCTACCTTACATTACATTACCTTACGGTTATGTTATAGGATACTTTAGCGATCGCTAATTTCGTTGCGTTTGCTATTGACATTGTGGCATTGTATGTGATATAATATATCCAAAACTAACCAAAAGTATCACGATGGAGGTGGCAATATGCGGCGTGGCAAAGGGCATGGCGTGATTTTCTATGAGGAGTGGATGACGTATTTCAACAATTTAAGTGATGCACAGCGTGGGAAATTATTCATGGCACTTCTCAAGCTTGGGTTCGATGGGGAACTTACAGAATTGAATGATGTTTCCCTACATGCGGCATTCCAGATAATCGGAACTGAAATCCTGTATGATATTGACAAATACAAGGCTAAGTGTGAGAAGAATCGAAAAAATGCGCAAAAACGGCGAAAATATGAGTGCGAAGATGCCGATGGCAAGTAAAGAGGTGATATTATGGCATGTTTGAGCGACATCGGAAACAATATCATTTCAGTCATCAAAAATGAGCCAACCAAATATGGCGCATACGAGGATTTGCTTAGTGTAGCGAGGCTCATGAAGCAAAATGGCGAACCGAAAGAGGACATCTATAAGGTCACAACAAATCTGCGTCGGCTCATTGGTTCTGGTGTCAAAACCGGATGTGATGCCAGAATCCTTCTCCCGTTTTACAAAGAAGCTTTGCACATGGAAGCTGTTGACAAATTCGACAGCTATCTTCTGTATCTGGAATTTGACCGTGAACCGCCGACACGGTTTTACCAGCCGAGACGAAAGATTCTGTATCCGATTGTAGCCGGGATGCAAGACCTTGTTGACGATAAGCTGGATGAGCTGTTCATTGCACAGCCCCCCAGAACCGGAAAGACAACACTCCTCATGATGTTTGTCACATGGATCATTGGAAGGGACAGCGAACGTTCTAACCTGTACTCTGCCTACTCTGATACGATCACAGGGGCGTTTTACAACGGCGTACTGGAAATCATAACTGACCCAGACACATACAACTGGAAAAAAGTGTTTCCGAAATGCAAAATTGCAGCCACAAACAGCAAAGAGGAAACAATCAACATTGATAGGCGAAAACGCTATTCCTCGATAACATGCCGATCTTTGTACGGAACTCTTAATGGAGCCTGCGATTGCAACGGTATGTTGATCTCAGACGACCTGATCGGTGGCATTGAGGAAGCGCTTAATCCTGCCCGTATGGAGTCAGCATGGTATAAGGTTGAGAATAACTTCATTCCTCGTGCAAAAGAGGTTGCAAAAGTGCTGTGGTGCGGCACTCGATGGAGCGTAGGTGACCCGGCAGGGCGTAGAATCGAACTGCTTGAAAGCGATAGCCGATTCTCTGACAGGCGGTATAAGATCATCAACCTTCCTGCTATGAACTGCAATGATGAATCTAACTTTGTGTATGATTATGGTGTTGGATTTTCAACGGAATACTACCAGCAGAGGCGTGCATCATTCGAAAAGAACAATGACCTTGCATCATGGAATGCACAATATATGCAGCAGCCTGTTGAGCGTGAGGGAACACTTTTCACGCCAAACGATTTTCGGTATTTCAATGGCACACTTCCGGACGGCGTTCCAGACCGTGCGTTTATGGCAGTTGACCCGGCTTTTGGCGGTGGCGACTTTGTAGCTGCTCCTGTGTGCTATCAGTACGGAGAAGATATCTATGTCGTGGATGCTATATACAACAATGGGGACAAAAAAATAACGGTTCCGCTTATTGTAAAAGCTGCTGCTGATTTTGAAATCAGAAGTATGCAGGTGGAAGGTACGAAGTCCACAATCACATACAAAGATGAAATTGAAAAGCTGTTGAAAGAATATGACTACCATCTGAACCTGATATCAAAGCCAGCATCCACACGACAAGGAAAACTTGACAAAATATTCAGCCGCGCGCCTGAAATCAGGGATAGAATGATCTTCCTCGAACCGGATAAGCGCTCGAAAATGTATGAGCAGTTTATGCAGAATGTATTTTCTTTCAAATACTATGCAAACAAGCAGCATGATGATGCACCGGACAGTCTTGCACAGGCGATTGATATGGTATTTTCGCCTTCACGAAAAGCACAAATATTCCCACGAACTTTTTGATAAAATGACGAAAAAAATTGACCCAAAACCACTTGACAAAACGTTCTTATTGTGTTATTATACAAATAAGGATAAAAAGATATAATAAGTCAGTTCGGAGGTGAAGTTATGGGATGCACATATTATGGTCGAAAGAAGATATATGCTTCCGAGGATAATATCACCTCCGAAAACGTATGGGGAATCGTGCAAAGTGCTTTGAGCGTTCACAACGTGAACAAGCATGATATGACGTTCCTTTACAACTATTACAAGGGCGATCAGCCGATTTTGTACAGAGAGAAGGACATAAGACCTGAAATCTGTAACAAAATTGTGATAAACCGTGCGCATGAAATCGTGGACTTTAAGCGAAACTATATGCTCACAGAATCCATACAGTATATCCGGAAGGATGACGCGGGGAAGAAACAGCCGGAGGACATCCAAAGGCTAAACACTTATATGGATTCTGAGGGCAAAAGCACAAAAGACTCTGTTCTTGCCGAATGGATGTACATTGTAGGAACAGGATATAGGGCTGTATTCCCTAAGCAGTGGATTGAAAACCCAAATGATAACGAAGATGGTGAAGCACCATTTGAGTTTTACACGATTGACCCTCGTGAATGCTTTGTGGCGTACTCCAGAAGCATTGGAAATGCGCCTGTATTTGCATGTGTGCAGTCTGCCCCTGTAGATACTGAGAACGACAATAAAGAATACACTGTCTATACAAGGGATAAGGTATTCTCTATCACAAACGGGAATGTTTCGGAATCAGTGAACCGGCTTGGCTACATCCCGATTGTGGAATATCCTGAAAACAATTCCCGGCTTGGCGCATTCGAAATCGTTATGGGAATACTCGACTCCATTAACCTAATTGAGTCCAATGCCCTTGACGATATCGAGCAGACTGTTCAGGCGATACTTGTGCTGATTGGAGTGGACATCGAGACAAAGGATGCTGATGGTAACACAGTCAACACGATTGATGCTATTCATGCACAAGGTGGCATTGCCATTCCGGAAGGTTCTGACGCAAAGTATTTGACAAACATGCTCAACAATGGCAGCACAAAGTCTCTTGCTACAGACCTTGAAGCGGCATGGCTTGAAATCTGCGGGATGCCAAATCGAAATGGCGGTTCTTCAACATCTGATACGGGTGCAGCAGTGCAACTGCGTGATGGATGGAGTTCAGCCGAGTGCATGGCGATGAACACACAGGCAATGTGGGTTGAATCTGAAAAGCAGTTTCTTAAAATCGTCCTTAGCATTATCAATTTGGTTGAGCCTATGTCCATTAAGTTCACAGATATCATCCCGCATTTCAACCGCCAAAATGCTGTTAACATTCAGTCCAAGGTTCAGGCATTTAATGGACTTGTGGCAAGCAACCTAATCCATCCGAAGGATTGCATAAGATTGTCTGGCATTACATTTGATGTCGAAACGGTGTATGAAAACGGTAGGAAATGGGCAGAGGAGCAGGAAAAGAAACGTGTCGCTGAATTGCAGGAAAGCATGATGGTGGAGCACAATGAGACGGGGCGTGATGCTGATGCTACTGCTGAGGATAAGCCTGATGAAGAAGCATGATATTTACGAGCGTACAGACAAAGTGGCTGAGTATCTGACAAAGCAATATGTCAGGGAGTTCGGGAAATATAATAACATTGGCGACTTTGATGCGCTGAATGTTATCAAAAAGTCCAAGAAGCTGTATGATTGGCTTGACAAAATCACGCGAGAAGCCTTCCTTATGATGGCAAATCTGATTTACAAGGATGAAGCCGATGAGGATGGCGACTTAGCGGAAGCATGGCTGTCGGGAGTTCTGGACGATTATGACCCGGTTACGAAATACGTTTACTCCAATGAGTGGGAACGCAAACGGCAGTTGTTTGCTGAGGGCATCATTTCCAGCCCTACAAAGGCAGAGGAAAAAGATGAACTTCGTCTTTCTATGCGCTACCTTACACGGCAAGCGACACAATACACAATCACTGTAGCAGACAGGGCACAGCTTGATGCATACCGGAACAATGGCATTCGGCGCGTCATATGGGATGCGGAAAGTGATACAAGAGTATGCGATATCTGCCACTCCCGGCACAATATGGTGTATGATATATCAGATGTTCCACCGAAGCCGCATTACGGCTGCCGGTGCCATCTGATTCCAATAGTGGAGTGATGAAATAATGAATGTATATGTAAATGGAACAAGACTTGAAGAACCGGATTGTGAAAAGTCATATCTGGACGATAAGTTTGTTGCGACAAATATACACTGCATAAGGTTTTCGGATGAAAACGGTTTTTACTGTGCGAAGTTGACTTGGTTTGTTTATGAATTGCCATTTCATGTATTGGATTCTGTTCATAAGATTTTGAAATCATATGAAAAAGAGAAGCAATATCTTTCACCTGTCAGTTCCAAAATTGTACTTGAAAATAGTTATGAGTTGTATAATGGCAATGAGCTTGTTGCTATTCTTAAAATAGCTTTTTCAGCGTAACAATTGGAGGAAATCAAATGAGTTGCATTACCATGAGTGAAAACGAAATCCCTGCATGGATTACAGCGCAAATCGTGAGAATCATCCGAAACGGCGGTACTGCCGAGGTCAAGAAAGAACACGGGAAGTATGTTGTTGTCGAGGTCAAGCGAAAAGTGCATTATAACTGAATATCATCGCTTGCAACTGGGTGAGCGAAAAGCCATAGGGCTATGAATGGGTTAACGTCCATTTGTAGTCCTATTTTTTATGCCCTGATAGTCGTAAATCCGGCAGATGGGCACCATTACGAGCAGTGACGCTCATTAAAAAACGCAAATTGAAGTCAGTGACGACTATAAAACGCAGGAGGAAATAGTATGGCAAAGTTCGACACGTCCACAATTCAGGGTTATGCGGATATGACCGCAGAGGAAAAGCTGGCTGCGCTGGAAGCACTTGACATTCCAGACAATGCGGCAGACATTGAACGTTACAAGAATGCAGCAAGCAAGGCGAACAGTGAAGCTGCCAATTACAAGCGGCAGCTAAAGGAAGCAACTGCAAATGGTGAAAAAGCGGTTGAGGAGTCCAACAACGAACTTGCATCTATCAAAAAGCAACTTGCATCCTTACAGCGCGAAAAGGCAATCAGCGAACACACGGCAAGCTTTATCGCACAAGGATATGATAAAGATCTTGCTTCTGAGAGCGCAACAGCGCTCATTGACGGCAATGCTGCAAAGCTTTTTGAGAACATGACCAAATTTATGGCATCTCATGACAAGGCGATGACCGCGAAAGGCGTTAGCGAACTGAAACGCCCTGCTCCCGGTCTTGGTGACCCGGATGGTGGTACAGTCGATTACAGCAAAAAGATTGTTGATGCACAGTCTCGTGGTGCATGGGGCGAAGCCGCATACTACACAAGATTACAGCAGGAGTCAGCAATCACAAAGTAATCAAGGAGGTATAAGCAATGCCAGATACTTACGCTATGAGCCATAACACGCTCAATTATAGCGGTATGCTCTTTAATAAGGGCAACACAAGAACACCTCTTTCCTCTGCTATTGGTGGAAAGACGAAAACTACAAATCATGTGGAGTTTGTAACGGGACAGGAGTACACTACAGGAAATTCAGGTTCTCAGCCTGCAATCACTGAGGAAGCTTCCCTTACTGCTCCGTACGCAACAGTTGTAACCCGTTCTCAGCAAACAAATGTCACCCAGATTTTCCATGAGAGCGTGGCTATCAGCTATAAAAAGATGTCCAATATGGGTACTCTGGCTGGTGTAAACATTGCAAATCAGCAGACAAACCCTATGAGCGAACTTGATTTTCAGGTTGCTGCAAAGATGCAGAAGATTGCCCGCGATATCGAATACACGTTTATCAATGGTGTTTACAACAAGGCTACTGATAATGATGAAGCAGATAAGACCAGAGGTCTTGTTACCGCTATCACGACTAACGTCAAGCCGATGTCCAACAAGCCACTGACATTCTGGGACGTTTGCGACCTCGTTAAGACTATTGATACTGCAAATGCTCCAACTACAGGTCTGACACTGTGGGTTGACCCCACCACCATGATGCAGCTTAACGCTGATGCAGCAGTGAATGGTCTGACCATTGCGCCTTCTTCTCGTGAAGTGAATGGTATTCGCCTTCTGGAGATTCTTACGCCCATTGGCACAGTTTATCTGTATCGTGGCGAGTTCCTGCCCGCTGGCACAGCACTCATGCTGAATCTGGATGTTATTGCCCCTGTTGAACAGCCGACACCGGGCAAGGGTAACTTCTTCCTCGAAGAACTCGCAAAGATCGGCGCTGGCACGAAGTATCAGATTTTCGGTCAGATCGGTCTTGACCACGGTCCTGAGTGGTATCACGGTAAGTTTACTGGAATCGCTACTACGTTCACGCCGCCTACTTACAGCAAGTCTGTATATCTGGCGAATGCGTCTGATGTAGGAACGTAATCAAGTTTGGGGGGCAGGAAGTATGACAACCGAAGAAAAGATCGCCTTTATGCGAGCAGTCGGTAACATGACTGATACAGTACGCTTTAAGGATGCCGTTCTTTCTGCCTTTCTTTATTTGGCGGCAGATGCTATCCTTGAAAAGATGTATCCTTTCGGCGTGCCGGATGATGCAACGATTCCTGAACGCTATGAGAGGAAGCAGTGCAACATTGCAGTATATCTCTACAATCGTCAGGGGTCTGAGGGCGAAACGTATCACTCTGAGAACGGCATTAACCGCACATACGCAAGCGCAAACGTCCCTGATGATCTTCTGAAAGGCATCGTGCCGCTTGGCAAGGTGCTTTCATGAGATGCTTGCAAAGAAACAAAAGAGGTTTCTGGTATTCCTTGCGATACGAAACAGTTAATGAAAATGGTGAACCGTATAATCTCTACAGCTTGCCAACTTACATGGAAGCTAATGTGTCGGCGGCAACCGGGAAATCACAAACTGAAATGTTTGGCGAGGATGCAGAATATGATAGGGCTATCGTCACAGACGAGTTGAATTGCCCTATTGATGAACATTCCGTTCTTTGGATTGACAAAGAGCCTGAGTATGACAGCGATAATTTACCAACTGCATGGGATTACATCGTCAAAAAGGTTGCAAAACCGCTTGACAGTATATCCTATGCGGTTAAGAAGGTTGATGTATCGTGAAAAAGACAATCCGATGCACACTTGCCACATTGAGCAAGGCAATAAATGCGCTTGAGTCTTATGAAAAATCTCTGGAGTCTAAGAATAAAAATTTGATTCATAAAGTGGCAGATGCCATTTCAATGGAAGCAAGTGGCAGATTCGATGTAGCACAATATGATGGGAATTATTCCGTTGTGATGAAAACGGAGTTTTATGGTGATTCTCGATCCTATGTTGTCGCAGAGGGTGACAAAGTAGCGTTTATTGAGTTCGGAACAGGCGGCAAATATCCCGATATCCATCCTAATGCTACAGAGCCTTGGATGGAACACAGTTCATGGTCTTTGGGGACTTATGGAAAAGGGCATTGGGATAGCCCACATGGATGGTTCTTCGAGTCTGAGGATGGAAAGTATGAACATACATACGGCAACCCAGCTAATATGTGTCTATACTACTCTGTCCGGTCTGTTGAACGGAAAATACCAGATATCGCAAAGGAGGTGTTTGGAAAATGATTGATATTGAAGATGACATTTTTGAATTGGTTTCATCGGCAGTGTCCGCATCATTCCCAGACACCTTAATTGTTGGCAAGCAAGCAAGAATACCATCCAGATTTCCTTGTGTCAGCATTGTGGAGTCTGATAACTACACAATCAGCTATACACAAGATAGCGAAAACAACGAGAATCATTCATCTGTCATGTATTCTGTCGATGTGTATTCCAACAAAGCCAAAGGAAGCAAATCTGAATGCAAGGCAATCATGTCAGTCATTGATGATGTACTAATTCATAAAGGGTTTGCCCGGACGATGAAGCAACCAATTTCAATGGATGACGCAACAAAATATAGAATCACAGCAAGATACTCTGCTGTGGTTAGCAAAAACAAAACAATCTATAGGAGGTAAAAGATATGGCTATTTCGACATACAAGGTGTTCCTGATGCACAAGGCAGCAGGCGCAACGGCTGAATGGGAAAAGCTTGTGGACATTAAAGACTTCCCTGACTTGGGCGGCGAACCTGAAACTCTGGATACGACCACACTGTCCGACAAGATGAAAACCAGCATCCCCGGCATTCAGGAACTCGATTCGCTCACATTCACTTGCAACTATGATAATGCTGCATACAATGCTGTTAATGAATACGCAGGCGTAAACGAACATTATGCTGTATGGCTTGGCGGTACTGAAAGCAATGGCACTGTAACGCCTACCGGTTCTGATGGCAAGTTCGAATTTGACGGTCAGCTTTCTGTGTTCGTAAACGGTGGTGGCGTGAACGAGGTCGTAAACATGACTATCACCATTGCAGCATCTACACCCATTACTAAGGCTTCTGCATAAGCCGACGAGGAGGAACTATTATGGCAAAGAGAATCGAACTCACATATAACGGCAATAAGTTCACACTGGAATACACCCGAGATACGGTACGCCAGATGGAACGTGCGGGATTCAACATCGACTCTGCGATGGATACACCGCTTACAAGCGTAGAAACACTTTTCACAGGCGCATTCCTTGCAAATCATGGCAAGGCTGTAAAGGACAGAATCCCTGAGAAGATTCTCAAAGGCGGCATCCCGAAGGATATGTTCGGAAAGCTTATCGAAATGTACAATGAGCCGATTTCCGAAATGTTCGATGAAGGAGAGGGCAACGAGGGAAACCTCGAATGGGAGACAAACTTCTAAGCTGTCTCCCAAGTCAGGGGGGCGAGGGAAAACCAAGTCCCCCATTGTCATATACAGAAGTATTTGAGGAACAATTCCCATATTATCTTTCCATCGGCATGACTCCAGATTTATACTGGAACGGTGATCCGACGCTCTGCAAAGCATATCGGAAAGCAGATATGCTGCGGCAAGAACGTATCAATCATGAGAAATGGCTACAGGGCGCATATATTTACGAAGCACTCTGTCAAGCATCACCATTGCTTAATGGAATGTCTAAGCGAACCAAGCCATTCCCCTACCCTAAAAAGCCGTATGACCTGAAATTGCCCAACAAAAAGAAAACTGAAATCGAAAAGGAAAATGAAGAAGCTGCTGTCCAAAAGGATAAGTTTATGCGACAAATGCAGAGAATCAATGCTAAATTTTCCCGCATAAAGAAGGAAGAAGGCGAAAGCAATGGCGGATAATGTTATAGATAGCCTGTCTATTGAGATTGGCAGTAATGTGAAAGGCGCATCGAATGGCATCCGGCGGCTTAAAAAGACACTATCCGATTTAAGGGAATTGTACAAAAGCGTTGATTCTGTAACCGGAAGTGTTGCTGGCAAGCTTAGGGACTTAGCAAATGGAATCAATGCACTTGCCGGTATTGATGCGGAACGCCTGAAATCCTCTCAGCGTGCAATCAAACAGCTTGCCAAAGCTGATTTTTCGGCATTGTCTGCCAGCTTTCAGGGTATTGCTCCTAATGTAGCCACTAATATGAGCAACCTTGCAAGTGCCGTCAATGAATTTGCGCAGATACCTACGGATATCAGCGGCAGCATAAAAACGCTCAAGCAGATCTCGAATGTTGATTTTTCGAGATTTAGTACAGGGCTTGCTTCCGTTCCGGATAATATTGTGGATAAGATCATTTCAATTGCTGATGGCGTTAATGAACTGACAACACGGATTGATGCGAGAAGTGTGACTCAATCCATAGGCGCACTTACACGGCTCCGAGAGTTCGATTTCCAGGGACTTTCCATGAACATCGACAGCATTGATCCTTCTGTTGCTGATAAGGTCAGAACTTTGATGGAGTCTTTCTCTGCAATTTCCAATGATTTCAGTCTCACAGGCAACCTCGAACAGATGCGGATGTTATTTTCAGCAGATTTCAGCGGATTTTCGAGGTCTATTGATGACATAACAAATTCCATGCCGGGATTTGTAGCGGCTATCAGCCAAATGGTTGCAGCTTGCAGCACTCCTGATTTTGCAAGAGCCGTTAATAATCTGTATACATTGTCGTATGTTGATGCATCTGGATTTTCAACACCGGCAGCATCGGCAAGAAATGCTGTTCCTAATATATCCGAGGAAGTGGAACGTGAAGAAGATGAAACACGCTCCGCATGGCAAAGGCTCAAAGACTTCCTTAGAAGCGAGGTAAGCGGCAGCGGACTTGATGTTATGAGGGCAGGATTTTCGTCACTTGGCGGTATTGGAAAAGCAGCGCTCTCCGTTCTTGAATCTTCTTTTGTTCGCCTTAAAAACCGGATAGATAAGTCCACTATAGGGGCAAATAAATTCATCCGTTCTATCGGAAGAATTGCACTGTACCGGTCTATTCGATTCATGTTCTCACAAATAGCCGCTGGTCTTAGGGAAGGCACTGACAACTTGTATCAGTATAGCAAGGCGATAGATGGTCGATTTGCAAAGTCTATGGATATGATTGCAACAAGCATTCTGTACTTCCGAAACAGTGTAGCGGCGGCTTCCGCACCAATTATCAATAGCCTTGCGCCAGCAATTGACTTGCTCGTAGATAGACTTGTGGAAGCACTCAACTACTTCAATCAGCTTTCTGCAAAGCTTACAGGTGCAACCACATGGACAAAGGCGCTCAAATATCCGAAAGAGTACGCCAAAGCAACGAACGATGCTTCTAAGGCACTTAAAGACTTTCAGATGGGCTTTGATGAACTGAATGTAATCAGTGACAACAGCACTTCACAGATTGCTGATACGCTTGATTACAGCAAAATGTTCACAGAGGTGGAAGTCGATACGGACTTTGAGCCTTGGGTGGATGCATTTATCAAGGCGATTGAAAATAGTGATTTCTATGGTGCTGGAAAAATCCTCGGCGAAAGAATCAAGGAAATGTTTGCAAGCCTTCCGTATGAGGAATGGGGCAAAAGCCTTGCAGATAAAATCAACAAAGCAGTCGCATTTGCAAATGGATTCCTCGAAACAAAGCCGTTTGATGAACTGGGTGCAGGCATTGCAAAGTTCGCAAATGCTATCTTTGAAGATGTAGACTTTTATGAGGTTGGCAAGATGTTTGCCAATCTGCAAAATGCCTTGTGGTCTGGCATGTATGAACTGGTACACAATCTCAATTTCGATGCCATCGGAGTGGCTCTTGCAGACTCTTTCAATGGCTTTGTCGAAAACCTTGACACGGTAACAATCGGAAAGACAATCAACGAAGGACTCAATGGCATTCTTTCAGCAACCGCAACATTCCTTGAAGAATTTGACGGATACCAGCTTGGGAAAAAGGTAGCAGATGGGTTCAATCAGCTTAATGTCGGCGAAATTCTGAGCAATGCAGGTCATATCATAAAGTTTGGATTAGACGATATTCTTGATGCTATTAACGGTTTCTTGGAAAACACTGACTGGCAGAAACTGGGCGGCGATCTGTTTAAGGGTCTATCTGATTTTATCTTCGGAAACGATTGGGGAGAAACAGGAGGTAAGATTGTAAAAGCACTTGCAAACATTGGTTCTGCTATCCGTGATTTTGTTTCTGGATTTGCCGGAGAAATCGTGCTTAATCTGTTTGATGATGAGCAGCTTGAAAACTGGACAATTGGAGCAGAAGCTATAACAGGCACTATAGATGATATTAAGCAAAGCTTTTCCGACTTTTCTGATACTCTACAAAAAGATGGAGGATTCTGGGGCTTTTTCGAAGGTGTCGGCGAATATATCTATGATGAACTGCATCCTGCTTCTGCTGCTGTCGATGAAGTGGCAGCAGAAACGTTTAAGGCAAAAAACAAACTGGCTCCTGCGGTTGCTGTCGTTATCGGGACGTTTACAGAGTTTAGAGATAACTGGAAAGTTACTGTGGATGATGTAAAAGAAAAAACTAAAAACCTCGGTAACTATTTTGGGGAAAAATTTTCTGAAATTAAGAATAGTGTCATTGATAATGTGGGCGGTATGGCATTAACCATTTTGTCCAAAGTGCAGGGAATTTCATCAAGCACTTCCGAAAAGCTCGGTATGCTTAAAGGTTCTTGGGCAGTAGGCTTTGACGATATCAAAAAGACTGTATCTAACAAAATGGATGAAATGTTCATGCTCATCGTAGAATGGGACGGATTTGAAAAATTCAAAGGCAAATGGCAATCCACAGTGGATGAAGTTAAATCCCTATCCACAAATCTCGGAAAACATTTCGGTACTAAGTTTGGCGAAATCAAGAGTTCTGTAGTCGAAAATGTTGGTGGCATGTCCCTGACAATTTTAGCTAAGATGCAGAATTTGAGATCTGAAATGTCCGAAAAGATAGACCTTATGAAAGGGACTTGGACAGTAGGCATGGAAGATATCAAGAAAACCGCTGAGGACAATCTCGATAAGATGTTCACGAAATTTGCTGAATGGGATGGCATGGAAAAGTTCAAGGATAATTGGACTTCCGGTGCAGATGAAATCAAAAAGAGTGCTGAATCCTTAAAGAACAATCTGGCAAACAAGTTCAATGAAATCAAAACAAACGTTTCTGAAAAAATGAGTGCAACAGCAGCTACAATGGCTGAGAAGATGGGCAGCATCTATGCAAGAACATCCGAAAAGCTAGGTCAGCTTAAAGGCTCTTGGGCAATCGGAATGGAAGATATCAAGAGGGTGGCATCCGAAAGACTTGGAGATATGTTCACAAGTTTCTCTGAATGGAACGGGCTTGACAAGTTTAAGGAATACTGGACAACAGGCATTGATGAGATCAAAAATGCAGCTATCAGCATGAAAGACTCGATTGCCAATACACTCGGAGAAATTCCGGGAGCGATTATATCCAAGGCAAATTCCATTTGGGAATCTCTTGAACAGGTCATCAATGGTATGATTGATGTGTTCAATCAGTTTACTGACCACATGGGAGTATTCTCGTTTAATATCCCGGATTGGGTTCCGGGAATTGGCGGCAATTCCTACAGCTTTGGGATCCCCAAAATCAGCTATGTAAGAGTCGGAAGATTCGAAAATGGTGGCTATCCTGAAACCGGCTCTCTGTTCTACGCAAATGAGAACGGAGTCCCTGAGATGGTCGGCAGAATCGGAAACAGGACGGCAGTCGCAAACAACGACCAGATTGTAGCAGCAGTTGCGGATGGTGTTGCTGCTGTTCTGGAAGTTTACATCCCGCAGATTGTACAGGCAATCCGTGAGGGCAGCGATACGCCTATCCAGATTGATGGCAAAACCGTTGCCAAAATTGTTAATCGACATAACCGTGAAAGCGGTGCATCTATTTTCGGAGGGAGTGTTGTAAATGCCACTTAAAAACTTAGTGTACATCGGCAGCACTCCACTGCCGGAACCTTCTGCTTTCGAAGCAAACACTGCCACAATCGTTGACAGTGCCAGAAACCTTAATGGTGTTGTTGTTGGCGCTGTTATCCGGAGAGATGTTGCCAAAATAACACTGACATGGAACTTCCTTACACCAACGCAGTGGATGGGCATTCTTTCGCTTTTAAATGCTTTCTATGTTGATGTTCATTATTACAGCCAGACAGCAGGAACATGGGAGACAAGGAAGATGTATGTATCTGACAGAAGTGCTGGTATGTTCCGCAGAAATCCGGATATCACAAGCACTAACCCAAACATTGACACGCCTGTTGTGGGATGGAAGGGTGCAAAGTTGTCACTTGTGGAGGTGTAACCATGCAAAATGCTCCTACAGGGTGGATTGAAGCATTCAATGAAGAAATGATGGGCGAGCAGTTTGTAGAAATCAGCCTTGATATGACTGACCCATCAATACTGTCCGGCGCTACAGTAACAGCAATCGGCAGCGAGGAAGTTATTTCTGATGTTTCCAATGTTGTTGACGATGAAACCGCTACTGCTTATGGCACGCTCGAAACTGACCTATGGGCGATGGACGGTTCAGTCAAATGGTCAGATAACGAGGACTATCCGGGATATGTCAGCAGCCAAATGTCTTTGGCAGATAGAACATATACGAGAGATCCGGGAATATCCATAGAAGTAGAATCGCCTGTTTCTTCAAACGGGATTGTGATTGAGTGGAGTAGTGCTTTTGGCGAATATCCAACAGATTTTACTGTAACTTTCTATGACTCTCTTGACGTGGTTATCGCAGAAGAAGTTATCGAAAACAATACTGACGTTATCACCACTCTGCAAAGCGAAGTGGAAGATTTCACAAAAGTTGAAATCACAATCCAGAAATGGTGCTTACCGGGCAGACGCGCTCGAATCGAACATGTTACCGCAGGAATCAAGCTAACATTTACGAAGGCTGAAATACAGTCGTTTGAAAGCGAACAGACGTTAAGCCCTGTTAATGCCGAACTCCCTACTGCATCGCTGTCTTTTACGATAGACAATAGCAAGCACATTTACGATTTGTCAAGCGACAATCCTCTGCAAAAGTACCTAAAGCGTATGCAGAAGCTTACAACAAGAATGGGTATTACAACTTCATCCGGCGTTAAGTATATCAATGGTGGAACATTTTGGCTTGACTCGTGGGATTTCCCAAACGGTGGAATCACGGTGAAGTTTCAAGCCCGTGACCCTTTCTATTTCATGTCAGAAAGATATATTTATGGACTGTACAGGGAATCAGGGATCACAATGAAAGACATTGCTACAGAGGTGCTGGAAAACGCAAAATCAATACTTCCTGTTGTAGAAAAGTGGAGCATAAGTGCAATTATGGAAGATTATTCCACAACCGCACCACTCCCTGTATGCACATACGCAGAAGCTTTGCAATACATCGCTCAGGCTTGCGGCAATATTCTGGTATATGACAGGGATGGAACTATCCGATTCACGCCTACGCTTGTACCACAGTCGATGCTGATTTCGGATATGAATTGTCTGGCATATCCGCAGACAACACTATTGCCAAAGCCAAAGAGAATTGATTGTTCCATTTACTCATATTCTCTCGATGAAATGGATACCATTTATCCGGATTTGGATGGAGATGGCAGAGTTACCGCGGCAGATGCCAGCATGATACTGTCTGCGGTTGCGAAGATGGGCGCTGGAGAACCGTCAGGGCTTACACCTGAACAGGAAGAAATGGCTGATGCCAATAGGGACGGTGTAATTGCGGCTGATGACGCTATGCTTGTGCAAATTTTTGCGAATGAAGCAGGTGCCGGGAACTATCCAGATAATCCAAATGGATGGGGTCTATATCTCAATGTAGAACTTGGGTATAAGCAAAAAATCCATGATGCATACCACTATGTAGACGGAACTGAAACCATTGTTATCACCTACAATCCTTCCTCTGATATCAACATCAATGTGTCCGGGGCAACATTGGACAACTTTGAATGGTATTCTGGTGCCGCAAAGGTAACAGTCACCGGGACTGGAAACGTGCATATTGTCGCATACGGTTTCCCTGTCAACACAAGCACATACAATTACGAAAGAAATGTTTTAAGCGATGGTGAAGTAGAGTACATCGACAATCCGCTTATCACAAATGCAAAAAGTGCCGATAGGTCTACTGAAAAGGTCGCAAGCTGGATTTCAAACGCAAATGGATTTGAGCTGTCAGAATACAGGGCTGACCCAAGACTTGACGCTGGGGACAGCATAGAAATCGGAGACTATTATGCTGTGATAGAAAGCGTGAAGTATAAGTTTACCGGAATGTTCAGAGGGTCTATATCGGGGAGGTGCGTACTATAATGCCAGAATGGATTGAACCTGTGACAGATAGAACACAAGCTGACGTAGATGAAGCCATTTATTATGTCAAAAGCCACATGGGAGAATCTGGGGCTTTAGAAACCAAAAAAGGATGCCTGAACTATACCGACTTGAATCGGATGGAAAACAATGTCGGTATTGTTTCAGATATGCTTGATGTATCCGTGAACACAAAAACATGGACAAATTTCGGCATACCTACTTCTTCTGATGAATCAAGACTTCTCTTGAATCTTGACTCCATCATAACAGAAGCCAGAAAGAGAATTGCCGGAGTGACACTTGAATGTCCAGATGCACTTTCCACATTTACAGATTTCAACTTGTATGAAGAAACGCTAAGGCTCATCTATGAAAATCTTCCGGATAGCCCTTACACAACGATTTCTTTCATCCAAAGTACAAATCGCCAAACTATCAATACTGGGTACATTCCGAACGAAAATACGCGCATCGAGGGCATTTTCATGCTGTTTTCGAATTACACACAAAGCAGTTACATCACGCAGGCACTATTCGGCGCGTATGATAATTTTTACCTGCGCAATACCTACTCCGGAACGAACCTGACCAGCACGTTCAAATGCGGCAGTCAGACGATCACGCAGCCGATTCTCACACCATACAGCGAGAAAATCCGCATCGTGGCAGATGTGAATGGTGTGACGGTTTACGATATGAGTGGAACTGCGATCGGCTCGATTGCTGTGAGTGGTGGTACTATTTCGACCTCGTATCCGATTTTCATCTTCTCGAAGAACGCACCAAGCCAAGCCGACAGCTATGCGGACGGCAGAATTTACGGTTTCAAAATTTATGAGGGAAGCACCCTTGTTCGTGATTTCATTCCCGCTAAGCGGAATAGTGATGGTGCTTGCGGACTGCTGGAGCAGCTTTCCGGGGACTTTTTCACGGATGCGAACCCACTGCAATATACTGGGTTTTATTCTGATGATTTTGACGAAAATTATTCTGTTCTCGAAGCCGTAGAAACCTCCGGAAACCTCTATGTAGACACGCATTATATTCATAAAACGAACACGCGCATGATCATCGACAGCATCCCGGACATCTCCGGCAGCGGTGTCACAGCACTGGATAGCTGCCTGTTCGGGTCGAATTACAACATGCAATACGGCTCGGATTATTGGGTACTCTGGCACCGGACAACCATCGGTGTTCCGGCATTCCGGCGCGGCGCAGAAGTTTCGAAATATGCCGATTGCAGTTCGATGAATTTCCGAACTCGCTCGACCCTTGTTGCCGAGAATCTGACCATGACGATGACCTATCCGGACAGCACTTCCGTCACGGTCACGCAGACGGACGGCGAAATCAATTCCGGCATCAATTCGATGTATTTGTTCTGGGAAAATATATCGCCTGACACTGGACTCACTTACCAGAAATCTTACACACGGTTATACAGTGCGCAGATTTCTGAGGTCACGAACGGCGAGGGAACGCTCGTCCGCGATTTGATACCCGTCAAGCGAAAGGGTGATAATATTATTACCCTATACGACCGGGTCACAACGGCAGAATTTGGCGGGATGGGCGGCAGTTTTACGGAGGTGGTTTAAATGCAGTATATCATTATGTTTATGATGGTTGTAATGGCAAGCCTTGTGGATATTGTAACAGGTATATTTAAGGCACATATTACAAACAGCTACAATTCAACCATAATGAAGAAGGGGCTGTATAGCAAAGCATTGAACTGGTTCGTGATGGGTTTCTCTATCGGTACGGAGTTCGGACTCGAACTTTTGGGGAATTATTACGATTGCAAGGAACTGGCTATATTAACAGGGACAATTGCTGCTGCTACAGTATTCGGATTACTGATGCTGATGGAAGCAATCTCCATTTTCGAAAACTTTGCAATCGCAAATCCTGACTCCCCTCTTTCCAAAATCATTGGCAAGCGTCTGGAAAAAATCCAGAATGAAATAGCTGAAAAGGAGGATAAAGACAATGGCAACATCGAGAAGTGAGTACACAATCAAAGTCATGAGCAATGACAATGCACAGTCTGGAAAAGTTGAGGTGTTTATCAAAGCTGATACGCTTCTTTCTGCCCCTACTGTTCAGGACAACTGGGAAACAGGTTCCGTTCTTTGGGCGATCTCAGAGAAGAAGATGTACATGCTCAACAGTTCCGGCGAGTGGATTGCGCAGTAAGGAGGTACAATTATGGAAGATTATGTAGCACAAGCAATGGCTCTTGCAGCTATGGCAAAAGCGGGAAGCAGTTCAGCCGACTCATACACAAAATCTCAAACTGATGCGCTTCTTAACAGAAAAGCAGATCTTGTAGATGGCAAAATCCCTGCTGCACAACTCCCTTCCTATGTGGATGATGTGCTTGAATACTCTACTTTATCATCATTCCCGGTGATGGGCGAAAGCGGTAAGATTTATGTAGCCGCAGACACAAACAAGACATATAGATGGAGTGGTTCTGCATACGCAGAAATTAGTGAAAGTATTGCCATCGGCGAAACCGCATCAACGGCTTATGCTGGAAATAAGGGCAAGGCGAATGCAGATGCTATCGCGGCAATCAAGGATGGTGCGAATATCGACAGCTTTGGCGATGTCGAAACTGAACTGGCGGCTATCAACTCAACGATCGGCAACATCAATGCCGTATTAGAGGAGGTGCTGTAAAATGCCGAATACAATAGCGGACAATCTTCAAAGGTTGGTTGACGCAAGAGCAGATATAGCAGATGCCATCACTGCTAAAGGCGGTACTGTCAATACTGGAGATGGTTTCGAGGAATTTCCTGCTGATATTGCGACAATTCCAACTGGCGGTGGGATTGAAAAATTTCCATCGCTGAAACCAAGTATACTAAAAACACCACCGATCTTTGCAAGTGTATGGTCAGAAAAGACATGGTCTGGACTCACGTCAATTGACGGGCGGTATATCTGGACTGATGGTACTAATATTTACTATAGCTATTATGTTGGTGTCGATGGCAGTAGGTATAATAAACAGTATGTTCTTGACAAAGAAACGTCCACTTGGTCAGAAAAGACATGGTCTGGGCTTACGGAATTTGGTGGGCAGTATATCTGGACTGATGGTACTAACATTTACCACAGTGACTATAAGGGTGGTAGTGGTTATATTCATTATGTTCTTGACAAAGAAACGTCCACTTGGTCAGAAAAGACATGGTCTGGACCTACGGAATTTTACGGAGATGATATCTGGACTGATGGTACTGATATTTACTATAGTAACGGTTCTAATCATGGCGTTCTTAATAAAGCAACATCCACTTGGTCACAAAAGACATGGTCTGGACCTACTACGTCAATTGGTGGACGTACTGTCTGGACAGATGGTACTGATATTTACTGTAGCAATGGTAGTAGTAATGAGCAGTATGTTCTTGACAAAGAAACGTCCACTTGGTCACAAAAGAGATGGTCTGGGTATGGAGGTATTTATGGGAATTCTATCTGGACTGATGGTACTAATATTTACTATAGCTGGTCCAGTGGCTCCTCTGTTTCTCATTATGTTTTTGATAAATCAATATCTACATGGTCAACAAAGACATGGTCGGGACCCATGGTATTTAGTGGATGTGATATCTGGACAGACGGTACTGATATTTACTTCAGTAGCGGTTCTAAACAGGGCGTTCTTTCTAAACGTTCTGACATAACGACTATCTCAACCACAAAATGTGTTCCGGGATATATCGGATAAAAGGAGGAAATCACATGAAAATTTGCCTTGACGCAGGGCATTATGGGAACTATAACCGTTGCCCTGCAATCCCTGAATATTGGGAATCGAAGTTCACATGGAAGTTCCATCTTCTGCTGAAAGCAGAACTGGAAAAGTATGGCATCACTGTAATCACGACACGAACAGAACAGGCGAAAGACCTCTCTCTGACAGCGCGAGGGAAGAAAGCCGCAGGATGCGATCTGTTCCTGAGTATTCATTCCAATGCGCTTGGAAACGGTCAGATGGTCGAGGGGACGGACTATCCGCTTGCTTGCTGCACTGTTACGCACAAAGCTGACGTTCTTGGTGATAAGCTTGCCGCCACGGTCGCCCTTGTAATGGGAACCAAGCAGAACGGCAGACGAATCAACAAAGTAGGTTCTGGCAATGCTGATTGGTATGGCGTTCTCAGAGGTGCAACTTCTGTTGGTGTCCCGGCTATTCTGCTCGAACATGGATTCCATACCGATAGCCGTTGCGTGAGATGGCTTCTTGACGATAACAATCTCAGCCGACTTGCAAAAGAAGAAGCTGCCACAATTGCAGAACACTACTTTATCACAAAGTCCGAAATCAAGGATACGTCTGTAAGCGCTCAGATTGAGCCAGAAACGGCGTTTCTCGTAAAGGTATCGTGTAGTGAACTGAACGTCCGCAAGGGCGCTGGCGTTAATTTCCCGATTACTACGCGCATCTATAAAGGCTACATTTTTACAATCGTTGAAACAGCATACTCAAATGATGGTGGTCTGTGGGGCAAGTTGAAGTCCGGTGCGGGATGGATTAACATCTCAGACAAATATGTGAAACGAGTATGACGAGCGATAAGAAAGCCATTGCCGCCGCTGAAACATTGCGGCGGTACTGCGCAGAACGAGGATGCAATGCGGAGTGCTGCTTTTATAATCGGCTTTCCGCAACATGCCAGTTAAAAGTGAAATCACCAGAAAATTTTCCATCAAAATTGAAATTTGAAAATTGAAATCGGAGGGTCAGAATGCGATACGAATTTGAAGATTACTCAAACTATCAACTCGAATCTGTTATTGACGAATGGATTCACGGAAATATTAACCGGAGTATGATGAAAATGAAATTCCTTGACCACAAAACGATAGAGGATATCGCCGAAGTCTACAATATTTCTCCGATTACAGTACAGAGAAAAATCACAAAAATGAAAAGCATTCTGAAACGACATTTGGTGTCTGAAAAGATGTCATAAACTGGTATATAACTTGCTGCCCAGCGATATGGTTGGGCAGCTTTGTTTTTGTTAGAATTAAGATAGGTGGTATGAATGTATGTCTTTTATAATGCGAATTATTGCGATTTATTTACTGGGGACTGTGTGATTAGGGCAATCTGCAAAGCAGAGGATATGGACTGGCATGATGTGTATGATGACCTATGTGTGCAGGGACGTATGATGTGCGCATGGGGAGATACCAATGCAGTATGGGGCGCATACCTCGAAAGTATAGGGTATTCTCTTGGCATTATAGATGCATCATTGATAGGTAGATATACAATAAAAGACTTTATCAAAGACCATCCATATTCTACATACATTGTTGCCACTGGAAGCCATGTCGTTTGTGTCAAGGACGGTTTTGCTTTTGACACATGGAACTCTTTGGGAGAACAGGTGGCATACTATTTTTACAGGAGGTAACTAAATGTACGGCTTCCCAGCAACCTATCAACCTGTGCAGAACGTTCAGCAGTACAATCAGCCAAATATGCCACAGTATCCGGCATACAATAACAACCAGATTCCACAACCTCAGACAACACAGCAGGTACAACAGGCACCGGCTTTCCAGTTTGGAGGGCTGTTCCGTGTACAGTCTATTGAGGATGTGTACAGATGGGAAATCCATCAGGGCGAGATCATTATCTTTATCACGAACGATGGACAATTTATGCTAACTAAGGAACTTGGATTTTCACCAATGGACAGACCTATTGTTAAAAAGTTCAGGGCATTTGATGAACAGCAGGAAGCGGTAAGCACATCAAACGCTTCTGTTCCTGCAACAATGCCGGATATGTCCGGATTCGCACATAAGTCTGAAATCGAGGACTTGAAGCTTGAAATCGACGTGTTGAAAGAGCAACTTGCAAACATGAGAGGTGCAAACAATGAGAAGTAACTATATGGGCGGTGGAATGCCGCAGAACCCTATGGGTCAGATGATGCAAGCTTTCCAGCAGTTTTCTCAAAATCCTGCTGGATTTTTACAGCAGATGGGCATTCAAGTCCCGCATGGAATGAACAACCCCACACAGCTTTGGGACTGGATGCAGAAAAGCGGAAACATCAATCCGCAACAGCTACAGCAAGTCCAACAGGCACAGCAGAGTGCAGCAAACAGTCCGATCTTCATGCAAGCTTTCGGCAAAAAGTAATGTCTATACAGCCCAATGCGCGCAGGGCTTACTATAGAGGATGTTGAAAACAACTAATTTCAAAACAAAGGAGAAATGAAAAATGGCAAATCTTTCAGGCGATAACGGCGGTCTGGACGCTACAATGCTCGTTCAGCCCTCTGGCGGCTATGGCTATGGCGGCTATCCTATTGCTTATCAGGCTCCGATTTATGGCGGCGGTTTGGGCGGTAATGGCGGTCTGTTCGGCGGCGATTTCGGTGCACTGATCGCACTGTTCTTCTTCGCAATGATGTTCGGTGGCTTTGGCGGCGGCTGGGGCATGGGCGGCTTCGGCGGCTTTGGCGGCGGCTATGAGTTCCCGTGGCTTCTTGCTTCCAACGCAAACAACCAGAACGCAACTCAGGCAGGATTCAACAATGCTGCACTGACAACTCAGCTTGATGGCATCCGTGGCGATGTGAACAGAGGTTTCAGCGATACACAGCTTGGCATTGCCGGTGTAAACCAGAATATCTGTCAGTCCACTGGTCAGATTCAGAACACGCTTTGTCAGGGCTTTGCTGGCACGACTGCGGCAGTCACCGGCGCACAGAACGCTATCACTCAGCAGATGTACACCAACCAGATTGCTGACATGGAACGCTCCTATGCGGCTCAGACGGCTTCCACAAACGGCATGAACAATCTTGCAATGGGCTTGCAGAATTGCTGCTGTGAGAATCGTGCGGCGACTGCTGACCTCAAATACACTGTTGCGGCAGAGAACTGTGCCGACAGATATGAAGCGGCTCAGAACACCCGTGACATCATCGAATCTCAGAACCGTGGCACTCAGGCTATTCTTGACAAGCTGTGCGCTCTTGAACTGGATGGTGTCAAGTCCCAGCTTGCTCAGGCGCAGAGAGAAAACCTCGGCTTGCAGAATCAGGTCAACATGGCAGCCATGCGCGAGAGCCAGACTTCTCAGACTGCTCAGATTCTTGCTGGACAGGCAGCAGAGATTGACGGCGTATATAATCGCCTTAAAAATTGCCCTGTTCCGTCTATGCCGGTATATGGCAACACTCCTATCTTCACTTGCCCCCAGAATCAGTATAGCCCCTGCGGTTGCACTGGTAACTTCCAGTAAGGGGGGATGGCAATGTCAGCAGGATTCGGTGCGGCACTGCCGCAGAATGTAGCCCCCAATCAGCCGGTTATCTTCCTCGATAACACCTGCCCTTGCACAGAGGGGCTGATTTTCAAGAAGTCCGGTGGCGTGTTCCTCCTCGCTTCTAATGCGCCCACAAACGGCAATAGCTGTACTTGTGGATGCAGACGTATCTACCTTACAAATTACGAGGTAGAGGTTCATGCGAACATCCAAATCCCGACAGGCGGCACAGTTGAGGAAATCAGACTTGCAATCGCCGTAGATGGTGTAGCTGATCCTGATAGCATTATGAGTTTCGTTCCTGCCGCTGTGGAAACTGCCGGCAATGTAGGAACTTCTATCATCGTTCCTGTGCCGTCGCTGTGCGGCTGTGAAAGCGTGGCAGTGGTCAATGCAAGCACTCAGGACATTACCGTGAATAATGCGTCTATCGTTTTCGATTACGCAGGTATTCGCAGAGTAAGATAAGAAAGGAGGAACATCAATGGCTCATAATGATATGGATATTCTTTGCGATTTTTATGACAATGTTATCGACACAATGGCAGATGTTAATGCAAAGCTGAAATCAGGTGATGGAAAAATCAGACCTGCTGATGCTGACTTCGTTGAAAAACTCACTAAGTCGGCACAGAACCTTACCACTACTATGGCGATGATTGAGCAGTCTGAAATGGACGACTATTCACAGGACTATCGTGGAAGCATGAGAAGCCGTGATGATCGTTCGATGATGAACGGAACATCTCGTGCAAGAGGTAGAATGAATGCACCTCGTGATAGCAGAGGGCGTTATTCAGGAAACTATTCTCGTGAGGACGAAATGCGAGACATGGCAGATAACATCCGTGACCACATGAGAGATATGCCGGAAGATATTCGGCGTTCTGCCGAGGACTTCGTTTCTCGACTCGAAAGAAAGATGTAATGCAACACATAGCAAGTTTAATTGCTTAGTTGCGTGATATTGTAAGGGTTCGATTCACTCTGTGGACGCTGTGATGGCTCAATCTCACAGTGTCCATATTCTTATTATAGCATATCCTGCATTGTTATGCAAATCGTTGCAAAGCACACAAAATGTTGATTCCTGTTTTGTGCATATGACCGAATATCCGCATAACATCTTGACATTCAACAGTTCTTAGGGTATAATTATAACTGAATGAGTGAGGGGAAGTAAATTCACTCTGTACCAAAGCACTTCAAGGTTGCCGCCTTGGGGTGCTTCCACTTTATAGTATAAATTCGCACTTGACAAATGTTCAGCTATGTGATATAATTGTCTTGTAGCAACGCTTAACTTCTTACTTTTACCCTTTCGTAAAATAATTCATCTCATATTCCCCTGCATCAAGCCCCCATGACCGCAATAGTGGTTGTGGGGGCTTGGTGTTTTATATTGTATCATTTTCAGCCAACCAACTTAGTCTGCTCCGGCAGGATTTAATTTTGTGTAAATTGTTACAAAAAGAAAGTTGAAACTATAGTTTTGAAACAAATTTAATCGAATGGTGATTTTTCTATTGACATTCATCAAATGATGATGTATAATATAATTACAGCGTAACAAACAAGGATAAAACAAACACACTACCAGTCAAGTGGCATTGTCTGGCAGTCAAAGTATTCAATTTTAGGTGGATAATTATATCTATACAATATTATTATACCATCTTTTTTTGAAAAGTCAATAGTTTCGCTGTAAATAAAATGTGAACCAAAGGGAGGTGTGCGAATGACATTTGGACAGAAAGTCCGCAAGTACCGGCTTGAAAGAAAGTTGGACGTTTCAGACCTTGCGAAGATCACGGGGCTTTCTGAGTCAGCTATTCGATTGTATGAATACGGACACAGAAAACATCCGCTTCCGGTCGCTAAGATGGCACTGGCAAGCGCGTTTAAAGTCAAGCCGTCTATGCTTGATGATGACAGAGAGGAGAATGAGTAATGAATGAGATTCAGATTTTCAACAATCCGGAGTTCGGAGAGATTCGGACACTGGAGATCAACAATGAGCCGTGGTTCGTTGGTAAGGACATTGCGGAAGTGCTTGGATATGAGCGAGGAACTAAAGCTATTGTTGACCATGTTGACGAAGATGACAGAAGAATGGTTGACGGAAAAACTCAGTCCTGTTTTGGGATTGAGTTAGGGCAGCGTGGAGGTTGGCTCATCAACGAATCCGGACTGTACAGCCTGATTCTTTCGAGCAAGCTGCCGAGCGCAAAGAGTTTCAAACACTGGGTAACATCGGAAGTCCTGCCGTCCATCCGCAAGACCGGAAGCTACACGGCAAAGCCGGACGATAAGCTGAAAGCAAAGCGCCTTGAAATCATGGAGCGTAACGCCACGGCACGTCAGGCGAAAGTGATGCTGGAATTTGCGAAGATGGGTCTTTCTCAGGCAAGCATCGAACTTCTCGCCAACGGCGCTACAATGCTGATGACCGGGAAGAAACTTCTGCCGGAGCCGGTCGTAGAAGAAACATTTTCTGCTACAGAGGTCGGCTTTCAGCTTGGAATCTCAGCCAAATTGGTAGGCAGAATCGCCAATGCCAATGGCGTGAAGTGTGAGAAGTATGGTATGAGAGTGCTTGACATTGCACCGAACGGCAAGCAGATCCCGACATTCCGTTACAATAAACGTGGATTGGAAAGAATCAAGGAGATTTTGAAGGAGGAATAAAGATGACCACAAAGAAACGACCCCCACTTGCAAAAGTCGTTTGGGCTAACATCATTAGCTGGATGATCATCCGCGATGTAGAGGAAGAAGAAATCTGCGTTTTGCTTGGTGTGAAGCGCCTGAACGAAAGAAGAAAGAAAAGCCTTCTCACAGTAGAGGAACTGGAAAAGGTTGCCGCATATCTTATGGTAGAGCCGCAGAAACTTTTTGACGGATATGGGGGATGACACTATGACAAGAAAGCACATTGATAAGATCATGAAGATCATGGCTCTGGCAATCAAGATTACCAGTGAAACCGTCCATGATGTGATGTGTTACTATTATGGGCATGTTGACTGCATCAATGTCCTGATCTACCCCAGAGGATTTGACATGAACAAGGATTATAGCGTACATCCGGATTATATTGATATGAGAATATATTCGTATAAATCCGATGAGGAAATCATGGCAGAACTTGACGAATGCATTGCTACATTAAACAAGCTCTATGAAAGCAGATGACTATAAGCGCTATTACGGGATGCTGTGCTTCCGCGTAGTGCGCAACAGAAGCAGAAAAACGACGTTCCAGCAAATGGAAAAGTTCTACGGCGTTTCACGCGGGACTTTGAAAACCATTGACGATGGTGGGCGCGTTTCACTGAGGACAATTCGCAAAATACTGATTAAGGAAGGAGTGAATATGGATGATGAACGGTTTTGACCCGGTAGGGTTAACTGCTACCGTAGTGGCTTGCGCTGCATTTGGTCTTTATGTCTACGGTGTCGTGATGGAATGCAAAGACATTAAAAGACACAAGCGCAGAGCCGCAAAAGCGAAAGCTAACAAAGCCAAAGCACTGGACAATGCACAAAGTCTGATTGTTTACGATCAGGATATGACACGCTATCATTTGTTCCGTGACTGGGCAAATGATTTCAAGGAGGACAACGATAATGCTTTCTGAGATTCAGGAGTTCCAATTCCGCATTGCGGAAGCAGAATACTTACAAGAACCGGGGAAACCCAGAATGCCTGAGCCGGACGAGGATGATCTGGAAGATATGCGGAGGGATTTGGAATGGAAAGATGCGTGATTTGCGGCGCTGAATTTCCGAACGCGATTGTTTGGACGATTCCATCAAAAGATAACAAAACGTCCAAACCATACCCAAAGGAAATTTGCAACAAGTGCGCAACGTCAAACGAAAATAGTGGTGTAATCCGGAGATATCCTGATACAAATATCATGCCATACATCGACCTTGCCGGAGAAGTGATGCACCTCGTAATGAAAGAGTATGTTTTTCTTTACGAGAAAGCACTTGAAAGCGCAGATGCACTTAGAATCAAGTGCTATGGGGACATGCTTACAGATGATGAGAAAACATTCCTCTCAGATCACAAGCAACTTGTTAAAAGCCAATTCCATGCCGCGGCTACACTTGGTAATTTGGTGGGGATGCTTGACTCGGCAAGAAGAAGCGTGGAAAATAAACCTAAATTCCGTGAACTGCTGCAAAGCGGTTACAACATCTTTGAAAGAAGGTAAAATCATGAGCGATGCAATTACAGAAGCCGCAAACGCATTGACAAAGGTTTCAGAAGTCGGAGTGCCGTCAAAGCAAATGGAGTTTGTCGGTGATTTCCGAGAAACCTATAAGCTTGCAACGGTGTTATGCAAGTCTACACTGATTCCGCAGACCTATCAGGGCAAGCCAGCCGATTGCGCGATTGCCATTGATATGGCATCCAGAATGGGCATTAGCCCTATTATGGTGATGCAAAACCTCTATGTGGTCAAGGGAAAACCATCGTGGAGTGGACAGGCTTGTATGGCGTTCCTGCGCAACAGATACGCTGATGCAATGCCGGTCTACGTTGGCGAACCGAATACCGACAGTTGGGGATGCTTCATCCGCGTCACGACTAAGGACGGCGAAAAGATTGAGGGCAGCACCGTCACCATCCAACTTGCAAAGTGCGAGGGATGGTATGGCAAGTCGGGAAGCAAGTGGCAGACCATGCCGCAGCAGATGCTTGCATACCGTGCAGCGGCGTTCTTTGCCCGAGTATATTGCCCGGAGCTGCTGATGGGTGTTGCTGTACAGGGCGAGGTAGAGGATACCGAACCGGAAGAACGTCTGGAAGCCCCTGACCCGTTTGCAAATACGGAGGTAGTCGATGCTGAAATTGTCGGATGATAACTACTACTCCCAAAAAGCAAATATTTGCTATATGTCTGTATCGCAGTACAAGGCGTTTAAGGCTTGTGAAGCGGCGGCATTGGCTGAAATTAACGGAGAGTATTCCAGACCAATTACCGATGCTCTGTTGATCGGAAGCTATGTGGACGCTTACTTTGAGGGAACTTTGCCGAAATTCAAAGACGAACATCCGGAAATCTTCATGAAGTCCGGCGAACTGAAAGCACAGTATCGCCATGCTGACTACATGATCGCAAGGGCAACCCGTGACAAGACGTTCATGCAGTATATGTCTGGAGAAAAACAAGTAATCATGACCGGAATTATTTCCGATGTTCCATTCAAAATCAAGATTGACAGCTATCATGCCGGGAAATGCATTGTCGATTTGAAAGCCATGAAGGATTTCAACCAGGTATGGGATGCGGAAACGCAGAAGCGGATGCACTGGATTACCAAATGGGGGTATGACATTCAAGGCGCTGTCTATCAGGAGATCGTCAGACAGAACACTGGCAAAACGCTCCCATTCTATATTGCCGGAATCACGAAAGAGAAACCAGAACCGGATATGCAACTCTATTGGATTCCAGACAGTATACTTTCTGAGAAACTGAACGAAGTGCAAAATCTTACTAAAAGATTCCAAGCAATCAAGTTCGGAGCGCTGAAACCTGTCCGGTGCGGAAAGTGTGCATACTGCCGTGCCACAAAGGTAATCAGCAAGCCCATCAACTTCCTCGATGAGATGGAGGTGTACAATGTCGAATCAGAGTGACAAGGCTGCGTTCATGAAAGCCGTGACCATCCTCGTTGATACCAGAGAACAGGTCAACGAACACATCACACAGGCATTCCAGCAGATGGGTGTCATGTTTGAGAGCAAAAAGCTTGACTATGGGGACTACAGCTTCATAGTAGGAGATAAGGACTTCTCCCGTTCCTGCGTCATCGAACGCAAAGCGGACATTGACGAGGTGTACGGGAACGTCACAGCAGACCGTGAGCGCATCGAGAAAGAACTCGACACTATCAGCCGGAATGCTGTTCAGTGTATCTTCATGATCGAGAACTGCGGCGGCTGGGCGTATCTGAAAGGCTATTCACTGACGGATGAACAGATGCAGAATCAGAACCGGAAGGTTAAGAACATCGGTGCGACCGTCTATGCGGCTTTGCAGTCGTGGAGATGCGGAAACCGATATGATTTTCAGGTCGAGTTTATCCCGACCAGAAACTTGACGGCAGCGAAGATTCTGGAAATCTTCTATTACTATTACCATAACTACAAGCGCAGTGTTGCACCGAGAAAGGATGATAATCATGTATAACCGTGTGATTTTGATGGGTAGACTCACAAAAGATCCGGAACTGAAAACTACGCAGTCCGGAACTGCTATGTGTCGATTCTCGATTGCCGTTGACCGATACAGCAAGGGAGAGGACAAGAAGTGCGACTTCATCGACTGCATTGCATGGAGACAGACCGCTGAGTTTATCAGCAAATGGTTCAGCAAGGGCAGAGTGATTCATGTCGAGGGAGATATCCAAAACAACAATTACACCGACAGCAATGGAGTGAAGCACTACCAGAACATCATCAATGTGCAGAACGCCGCGTTCTGCGGTGACAAGCCCGGAGGTCAGGAAGGTACTCCGGAATACAGACCGTCACAGGCAGCAATGCCGCAGACTTCCGCACAGGCTGTACAGCAAAAGCCGGCAGATGTACAGCTTGGGAGTCTGGATGACTTTGTTGAACTTGATGATGGAGCAGTCCCGTTTTAATGGGGTGATGAATTGAACGAGAAGAAAAAGAGCTTCATCATGTTCACTGATCGTGAAAAGGAGATCAATTTGCTCACAGATGAGCAAGCCGGGAAACTGCTCAAAGCAGTAATGTGCTATGCATCAACAGGAGCACAAATCTCCGATGATGAAGAACTGCCCGTAAAGATTCTGTTCAGCATCATAGCAAGCAGCATAGATGGGACAAGCGAAAAATACGCTAAACGATGCGAAAAAAACAGAAAAATAGCACTTGAAAGAGAAAAGAAGAAACGTGAGCAAAATAGCACGAACGTACACGAACGTGTACGAGCAAGCACCAAAAGCACCGATACTGATACTGATACTGATACTGATACTGATACTGATACTGATACTGATACTGATACTGATACTGATACTTTACTACGTAAAGTAAATATATATAATATACATAGTTCAGCGGCAAAGCCGCCTGTGTGTTTGCCTGAGTGGTTCGACGAGGTTTGGAAAGAGTACCCGAATAAGAAGGGGAAATCCAAAATCAGCAAGAAGCACTACAAAGAACTCGCAGAAGCCGGGAAGGACACACTGCTAACCGCTGTTCGGAACTATAAGGCGTACTGTGAAGCGAACACATGGTATCATCCGCAGAATGGCAGCACGTTCTTCAACGGCGGTTGGAAAGACCACCTCGACACCAAACCGGCTGACAATGGGAACGAGTATGCGGGGATGGACTTTGAGGAAATCTTTGCGGCAATGAGGGCGAAGGAGGGAAGCAATGAACAGTGATGCGCTTGAAGCGATTAAGGACGCTGTAGCGAATCGAGAGCCGGACTTCTTGCAACCTGACTATCCGGATTATACCGGTGATGATGGACTTCTGCACTGCGGAATGTGCGGAACAGCCAAGCAAGTACGCATTCCGGAACCGTTTAACTGCACGATGCCCTGCATGTGCAAGTGCGAAAGCGAACGGTACGAAGCAGCACAGGAAGCAAAACGGCAGAGGGACATGCAATACAGCATAGAGCGAAACCGGCAGGATGCATTCAGAGGAACTACAATGGCAGGATGCACATTTGCAGCAGACGATTGCCGGAATAGCAAGCTGACGAAGCTTGCAAGGAACTATGCTGATAAGTTCAGCAGAGATTCTTTCTGGCTGATTCTTCATGGAGATGTCGGCACAGGCAAATCTTATGCGGCGGCGGCAATCGTCAATGCACTGCTTGACAGAGGGCTGACAGCAAGGTTCACTTCGATCTCCCTTATCGAGAGAGAATTGTGGGATGCCACGAGCAAAGCAGAGGTATACAACAGCCTGTCACAATGCGACTTGCTCGTTTTGGACGATTTGGGAACTCAGCGGAACACGGACTATATGAACGAGATTCTGTTCAATGTTCTGGATGACCGCCTTCGTTCCGGGAAACCCATGATCGTAACAACAAACCTTACTCCAGCGGATATCCTGAACCCCCAAGACGTTGCTATGCAAAGAATTATGTCCAGACTCTGCGAAAGGTCGGCACCGTTCAAGTGTGATGGAAAAGACCGCCGGAAAGAAGCAATGATGCAGAACGCGGCAAAGCTGATAGGGGGCATATTGGATGGATGATGCAATTATCCCAAAGCAAGGGGAATTACCACATGATATCCTCCCTGTGGATGAAAAAGAAGAAAAGACATTCGCCCAAGCTGCATTGTGGTACTTGCGGTATATGGGGATTGTCAAGCATGGCATTCCAAAGCATGTTTGCCCTATTTGTGGTGAAGAACTGCATTTCCACTTTTGTGAGGTCTATGGAGACCCCTATACGGACTATATCATGGTGAGATGCCTAAAATGCAAGGTTTCGTCAGATGCCTGCTACTATCCGAGGTACAACATCAGCCCCATAGAACTTGCCAATGGTGCAATGCAGAGGGCTATAGACGAATTTGAGAAAAGGGTGAAAAAATGAAAACGCTTAGCAAAAGAATGGTAAACTGCAAAGTACAGTCTGCCATTATCAAGCAACTTGAAGAAGAAGCCAACAAACAGCTTGAAAAAGAACGTGAGAAAATCGCTTATAGCGCAGTTGCTTACACGGCAACGACAGCAATGCGCAGAACAGAAGCCACGCTTTTGTATGTCCTGTCCCGTCATGGCTACGGAGAAAAGCGCCTGCGGAAGTTCCATGATTGGTTCATGGCGTTTGCCAACACCCCGGCGAGAAAGCTGGGCGAGACAGCGCTTGCACTCGATTGCGAGAAATTCATGCGTGAAACCTATGGGATTAACTTCGACGAAGTGAAGCTGAATGTCCCGGATTTTGACAGCAACGATGAAGAAGTGTCCGTGTGAAGCGAATTGCCCGAATCGTTCCGCAGAGTGCCGATTGACCTGTGAAGCATGGAAAGAGTATGAAGCGGAACGGAATAAGGTTTATCAAGCGGCTCATCCTAAACGCATCATGAAGCAGTATGAGTTCGATAGATGGAACCGAATAATGAAAGAAAAGTCAAGGCACAAGTGATATGATAGCCCTGAGATGGCGTAGCAAACCCGTAGCGGCGTTTGGAAAGATTTTCTGTAAAACTATACCCCTATTTTCAGAGCGCCGGAAATCGTTTGCTAATGGCTTGTATGAACGAGGAGAATAAAATGGATTATCCGAAAAAGAAAATCAAGTGTGAAATCTATAGAGATTCCATGCAGAATTACAAACGCTATGCAATCCCCAAGGCGCAGCTTATCATTGCTGATGTGCCGTACAATGTCGGAAACAACTTCTATGGTTCAAATCCGATGTGGTACAACGGGGGGGACAATGCGAATGGCGAGAGCAAACACGCAGGAAAGGCGGCATTCAACAGTGATTTCAATTTCAACTTGTATGAATACTTCCATTTCTGCTCACGCATGATGCGGAAAGAGGATACAAGCAAAGGGCATCGAGGGAGATCGTCAGACAGCCCGTGCATGATCGTGTTTTGCAGTTTCGAGCAAATCCAGACGCTTATCAATGCGGCGAAGAAACACGGATTTGTGAACTACATTCCGCTGTTCTTCATCAAGAACTATTCGCCGCAAGTCCTGAAAGCGAATATGCGAGTTGTAGGGGCAACAGAACACGCTATCCTGTTTTACCGTGACAAACTCCCGAAATTCAGGAACGGCTTGCAGGTCGATGAAAACGGCAAAAACATTCGGGGGACAGGTAAGATGGTTTTCAACTGGTTCGAGTGGAAACGGGACGGCAAGGATATTCCGAAAATCCACCCTACTCAAAAACCTATTGCTGTTCTGGAACGTCTGATTGAGATTTTCACAGACCCCGGCGATGTTGTGATAGACCCGTGTTGTGGGTCAGGCGCAACACTCCGGGCGGCAAGAAACCTCGGACGGTCTGCATATGGTTTCGAGATTGACAAGAACTTTTATACCCGTGCAAGAGATGAAATGCTTGCCGAACCGGAAATGCTCACGCTGATATAGCTGATAGCGCACAGAATCAACGAGAACGCCACTCACGCCCATCAAGGCTAAACTACCCTATGAAAAGCAGAACGCCATACAGAGGGCGTGAGAGGGCTTAGAAACGATAGGAGGAAACTATGAACATAGAAACATTGGAGAGAGCGAACAGGCTGAAAAATTCCATCGACCATTACAAATGGCAATTGAAGTATATAGACGACTTGAGAAAGAGCAGTGTAAAAGTCGTTATATCAACGGAAAGTGGATGTTGCAACACTGTTGAGATCCCGAATGAAACGGCAAAAGAAATCATTTTAGCCAGTCTTTGTAGCGTATACCGTGATTTTCTCGAAAAAGCAGAGAATGAACTTGATTCCATTTGATAGACGATAGGAGGAAATATGCCAACAAAAGAAGAACTAAAGAAGCTACAGTCAGACCCATTGCCCCAAAAGGTCTTGCTGACGAAAGCCAGAATCCGTGAGTGGTATTACAAGTGGGGCGGTCAGGTGTATGCCTCGTTCAGCGGCGGCAAGGACAGCACGGTTCTGTTGCATCTGGTTCGGCAGGAGTTCCCGGACGTGCAAGCGGTTTTCGTGGATACCGGATTGGAATATCCGGAAATCAAGCAGTTCGTGAAACAGCATGAGAACGTCAAGATTCTGCACCCGAAAATGGGATTTGCAAATGTGATTCGGATGTATGGGTATCCTCTTTTGTCGAAAAGCATTTCACGCAAAATCAGCGATTACAAGCATGGAAAGAAATATGCTATGCAATTCCTTGACGGAGTGGCTGTCAGAAAAGATGGTGAGCTGTCAAAGTTCAATATCGCTAAGTACAAGCCTATCACCGAGATGGATTTCAACGTGTCGAACAAGTGCTGTGACATCATGAAGAAAGAACCATTGCACCGCATGAAAGACAAGCAACCATTTACGGCTCAGCTTGCCAACGAAAGCAAAATGAGAGAAAACCAATGGATTGCACATGGATGCAACAATTTCGATTCCGACCATCCCATCAGCAACCCCATGTCCTTCTGGACAGAGCAGGACGTGCTACAGTACATCAAGCAGAACAATATTGAGATTTGCTCGGTATATGGCGATATCGTCCCAGAGGGGGGGCAACTTCCGCTGTGTGACGGTGATTGCAAGCTGTGTACAACGGGATGCGACAGAACCTGATGCGTGTTCTGCGGATATGGTGCGCACCTTGAAAAGGGCGAGGGACGCTTCAAAAGGCTCAAACGGACGCACCCTAAGCTGTATGACTACTGCATCGGTGGCGGTTCGTATGACGCAGAGGATGGCTTGTGGAAGCCCGATAAGAACGGTCTTGGCATGGCTCATGTCTTTGACGAGTTGAACAAGCTGTATGGGGAAAATTTTATCAGGTATAAGTGAGGTGATACCATGTATCAGGACGTATGTGAATCATTCTGGTGTGCGGTCACAGACTGCGCATCATACAACACAGGCGATGGATGCAAGACGTGTGACAAGTTCCGTACCTGCGAGAACTGCGTTTTGCAGTCATCCGATAACAAGCCGCATGGTTGCGAGGAAGAAGGGTACTATTTGTTGAACGGGTACCCGGAGGAGGAAAGATGAAACATCTTGGAGACATAACAAAAATCAGTGGTTATGATGCTCCGACCGTGAACGTGATTATCGGTGGCAGTCCGTGTCAGGATTTGTCAGTCGCTGGTAAACGTGCCGGACTTTCCGGCGAGCGTTCAGGACTGTTCATGGAGCAAATCAGAATCATCAAAGAAATGAGGGGTAAAGATGCCAGATCGGGCAGAACAGGAGATGCAATTAGACAACGCTTTATGGTTTGGGAGAATGTGCCGGGCGCATTCAGCGTCAACAAAGGCAGAGATTTTGCCGCAGTCCTCGAAGAAACAATCCGTGTCGCAGAACCAGAAGCTCCCGATATTCCAGTACCTTGCAAGGGATGGACTACTGCCGGATGCTACATGGGAGACGGATGGTCGGTTGCTTGGCGAGTTCTCGATGCTCAGTATTGGGGAGTCCCCCAGCGCCGCCGTAGAATCGCGCTTGTCGCAGATTTTGGAGGACAATCCGCACCCGAAATACTGTTTAAGCCAAAGAGCATGTCAGGGCATTTTGAACCGTGCGGAGAGACGGGGCAAGGAACTGCCGGATATGCTGAAAGCAGCATTGGAAATGCAATCGAGCCAGTAATTCTTGAAAGCAATCAGAATCATGCTCAGGTAATCACAAATGGGATTTCAAATTCTATTCCTGCTGCTATGGGAATGGGTGGAGGATATACACCTATGATCGCATACGGAATCAGCGCCTACGAATCGAATGCCATGAAATCCGACAATCCGAACAGCGGTTGCTATGTTGCCGATACTTCCAGAACGCTTGACAACAACGGCGGGAATCCGACTTGTAATCAGGGCGGGATTGCGGTTGTGTATGAAAATCATTCGCAGGACAGCCGATACAAAGACTTAGGCAACACGTCCGAAACTGTGAGTGCTAAGTATGGAACAGGCGGCAATAATCAGCCGTTAGTTGTCAGCATTGGCAACGGTCAGATGGACAACATGAGCATGAGCGAGATTGCCAACACCCTTGACACAATGCACGATCAGCAAGCGATACTCATGGACGCTTATCAGCATCACGGATACAGGCAAGGGGAAACGTGCAACACGCTGACTGCCGGACAAAATGAATCTATTCGTGGTGATACTCCGCTGGTTTGCACTGCCGTTGACTGCCGGAACGGTACGGAAAACGAAACCGCAAACGGCACACTGCAAGCCAAATCAAATGGCGGTATCAGTTACAACTTGCAGAATGTGTGCAGGACAAGATACACGGTCAGAAGGCTTACGCCAACGGAATGTGAGCGCCTTCAGGGCTATCCGGACGGATGGACGGACATAGGCGAATGGGTTGACAGCAAGGGCAAGAAACGCATCACAAGCGATTCTGCACGGTATAAATCGCTTGGAAACTCAATCGCTATTCCGCCGTGGCTCTGGGTGTGTGACCAGATAGGGCAGTATCTCGGCGAGGATAAGACGATGGCGAGCTTGTTTGACGGCATAGGCGGTTTTCCTCTGATATGGTCGTATCTTTTTGGAAAAGATAACGTCTTATGGGCGAGTGAAATCGAAGGATTCCCGATTGCTGTAACGAAAGTGAGGTTTCCAGATGAAACGAAACCGTGACGAATTAAATCAAATCTGTATGTACGATTTGCTGTGCAGGATGCAAGATAACATTGAAAATTTCTATGTTTCGTCCGATGATAACGGTGAAAACATCTGCATCATGGACATTCTGAACGCTGGCATGACTGGTGTTAGGCATAGAGTAGCTGATGGAAATTGCCAAAAGTGCATCGCCGCATTTTTGAATGAGAGGAGCGAGTAAATGCTTGTAAACATCTGGGTAAAAGACAACTGCACCGGAATCGTGCATCAGGTCGGGACTAACCAGCATGATAGCCTGGAATGCTGGAACGGCGTGGTACAGTACGTCAATATGCAGTGCATGGAAGGAACAATGGGCGGCGGTTTCAGCTTCGTTGAACCGCCGGACATGGACGATTATGTGAGTGTAACGCCTAACGTTCTGCGTGTGAACCGGGAGTATCTGCACAAGGATATTCTGAAAATGTTGGAAGAACATCCGGAGATTTTTGAGGAAGATGAGGAAGATAAGGAGGAATAAAATGCGTGAGATTCTGTTCAGGGCGAAAGCCATTAACCGCACAGGCTATGAGCGGTCGAATTACAAGAACGGAGACTGGGTGTATGGACTTATTACACGGCTTTATGATGAACGTTTTCCTGAACTTCCTGCTAAAATGGCCGATACAAACGGAATATCGGGAATTGATGTTGACTTCAAGACAATGGGTGAAAGCACTGGGCTTAAAGATAAGCATGGAAGGCTGATTTTCGAGGGCGATATTGTTCTGAAACGCACAAGGTTTAAGAAAGAGCCTTGTGAAGTCGTGTTCAGCTTCGGCACGTTCCATTGTGGATTTGGCTTTGGTTCATCAACTGCCGAACATCCGTATACTCTTGATGATAAGCGAATTGAGGTTATCGGCAACATCTACGACAATCCGGAACTTTTGGAGGAGGGATCAGAATGAGCGATAACGTGAACCATCCGTTTTACTACCAGCAGGAAGGACGCAAAGAATGTATCGAGGAAATCCTTGACACTCTCGGAACAGATGGCACGATCAACTTCTGCATTGGCAATGTCATGAAGTATCTGTATCGGATGAATGACAAGGGCAGTGCGTTGAAGAATGTGCTGAAAGCAGAATGGTACTGCGATTATGCGAATAAACTTGACACCAATGGCGATTATGCCGAAATCTTGTGCAAGTATGGGATGGAGATTGCGCACATTAAGGAGGTAAGCGAATGACCGAAGAACAGAAAGCAATATGCCGCAAGATTGCCATCCACTACAGATTTAAAAATCAGGCTATCAAAGCCATTGAGGAAATGGCAGAGCTTCAGCAGGCTCTTGCAAAAATTCTCGGCTGTGAGCAGTGGGGAAGCTTTGACGAAGCAGCAGAGGAGCTGGCAGACGTTGAGATCATGGTGGAGCAGTTACGGTATTTTATCTGTGGCGTATACGCGAAGCCGACAGATGACATTATCGATTACAAGCTCAACCGCCAGCTTGAACGGATGGAGCGTGAGAACGATGGATGATATGAACTCATGCGTTTATCCTGCAATTACCAAAGTAAGACCGTCAGACGAAAAGCGCTATTCCAGCGGAATTGACGGCAGAGATTCACGATGGGTTATTGATTATTCCTGTCCGAATTGTGGAAAGCCGATCAGCAAAGGCGATATTGCCTGCGATAGATGCGGAACGTTTTTCGACTGGAGCAAGACAGCTCATATCCGGATGAATCCGGAGATAGTATGGGAGTGAGAACGATGCCTGAAATCATCATGACACCAGGAGGAAAGCCACGAGGCGACAGACCTCGTACGTATGTGCCGTATGAAAAGCGAAACATCGCATCACGGTGTAATAAATGCATCCACGCTACCGAGACGAAGGACGAATACAGAAGGTTTTTCGGATGGATGTGTACAATTGACATGGATATGAATGCTGAGGAGTGTGATTGTTATGCGGCTTGTGGACGCTGATGCGCTAAAATCAAAAATGACTGTTGATGCGCTCGGAGGACATAAACGGATTTGGGCTTGCGGCGTGATTGATGATGCCCCAACCATCGACGCACAGCCGGTGAAGCATGGGAAGTGGATTCCGATGGACGAATACCATGCAAAATGCTCTGTGTGCGGATGGTGGCAGAAAACAAATGGGAAGTGCTGTACAGGTCATGCAAATATCCACAAAGCTGTATACAAGTATTGTACAGCGTGTGGTTCAAAGATGGACGGTGACGAAAATTGAAATTTACTCTTGAAATCCCTGACAACTCGAAAGCAATCAATCTTTCGATTGTTAGGCTGGACAAAGACGACAACCTGATTTTGACAGGAGCTACTTTTGACGTGACAGAAGCAGACGGAAAGAAAATTGTTGTCCCGGAAGAATCCGGAGAACAGGTCAAAATGTACGACTAACACACCGCTGACCTACCGGCGAGACGGGGAGAGAGGAAAACGAATGAAATGCAGGATGTGCGATGCAGATTACTTCATAAGAGTGAAACGCATCATGAAAACGCTACTCATGCCACTCACAGAAGCGCAGGCTATGCTTGATGCTGTTTCAGATATGTACGGCATTGAGTATCGAAAAATAAGTCCGAGATTTTGCCCTTTCTGTGGTAGAAACCTCGGAGATGAGGAGGAAACCGAATGATTAAAATCGAAAACACAGACGTATACGGATTTGAAGCCGCTATCCGTGGTATGCGGAATCCTATGAATAGCTGGGATAAGTCGGACACTTGTTTCAAGTTGATCGGAAGCCAGAATAGAGAAACAATGAACAAATGGCAGATTGTCCCAGAAATCGGCGAGAATGATATGAAGCTGATGAAACAGCTTGTGAAAGCTGGCTCCGATCACAGCAAGTTTATGCGAATGATTGCAGTGACGTGTGATATCACAGCACCGATGTATTGGTGGAAAGAGATGGACACTTACAAGGTCGGCACAGTCCGCAACTCTTGCAGTACGATGCATAAAATCCATGCAAAGGAATTTGAACTTTCCGATTTTAGCTATGAACATTTATCGGATTCGTCTCTTGCCATTTTTGAAAAATTGGTCGATGAACTGAATTTTTGGCGCAACGAATACGATCATGGGGTGAATAAAGGTGACAAATATTTTTGGTGGCAGATTATTCAACTTCTTCCGTCCAGTTACAACCAGAGAGCGACATGGCAAGCCAACTATGCGGTGCTGCGTAACATCTATCACGCACGGAAGAACCACAAGCTTGATGAATGGCATGAATTTTGCGCATGGGCGGAGAGCTTGCCACAGTCCGAACTTATCACATACAGCAAGGAGGACGAAAGCAATGGATAAGAGCGAACTCGAACGCCGCCTTGAAGCGGCTGAAAAACAGAATCTCGGACTTCTGGATGAAATCAAGAACCTGAAAGCAAAGCTTGCAGAGATGCAGGATGAACCGGAGATTCCGGATTTTCCAGATTTTAAATACATGGATATTGCATATAAGATAGATTCTCAATTAGATGTGACGCAGATAGAACATGACGGCGGTGAAGGCGATAAAGATTTTACCGGAGATGATGCACTGTTCTACAACAACTTCCATACTGCTGATTATGCCCATGAGTTCCGTAAAAAATGCTTGTTGACTGCCATGATGCTGCACTGCAAGTGGTATTTGTGCAGGAGCTTTAAAGGTGACTATTCATATCCAAATGATAAATGGTTTGTATACTATAGCGGAGTAGATAATAAATTTTTTGCAAGAGCTTCGTTTCATGATGATTATGGACTCGTTTCGTTTGACACGATGGATAACGCCCTGAAGTGCGCCCACTGGCTCAACAAACACTGGAAGGAGAACGCAGATGGATGACATCTTAGTCAAAATCTCTTTATCCCTTGCCTGCGTGATGGCACTGCTCATCATCGTACTGGCAAGCGTCAAGATATATGGCGAAATCAAATGCTCTACAAACTGTGCATACTGCCACGGAACAATCACCGAGGATGCTGACTATGTTTGCATGACAGACTGTCGCAGGATGCACACTGGATGCTATATGCGGTTTATCCGTGAGGAAGATTTCAAGGAGGACGGAAATGGCTAAACATAGCTTGAAAGAACTTGACGAGGGGCAGCTTGAAATGATGTGGAACTTCCTGCGGTTCGGGTATCAGGAGAAGCCACACATTCCGGCATTGAAAGAACACCTTGAAGCTATCCGTCAGATGATGGTGCAGAAAACAGCAGGGCAGGATGGATATAGTGATAGCAAGTCGATTACATTTGATGACTTGCCAACGCATATCAATTGTGTCGTTATTGAAGCAATGTGCCTTTATCTGACTGGTGCGCTTGACAAATTGGAGGATAAAAATGGAACTGGAACTGAATGACGTAATCAATCATCTGAAAGAATCCCTCGAAGCCCCGCTTATGCATCGTGGTTGGGTCTACGCGGAACACAAGCTGGAACAGATCCAATTGCTTATATGGCTGGAAGATTACAAGCAGATAAAATCTGAATGTGTCGAGTTGAAACGGCTGTTGAAGTTGGCGGTTGATGATATCGGAAAACTCAAAAACTGTGAAAAGTATCCGTTTTGCGGTGGGTGTCCTAAAGAAAGCGAACCGCTTTGTAAATGGAAGTATCACGACGAAGCTATGAAACTGTTAGAAGGTAAGGAAATGCCGAAAAGAAAGGACGATGCCGAATGACAGCCATTAACAAAGAACTGCTGATTCAGCGCATTAAGAACAGCCTGGACTTCACGGCGCTGGAAAAGCGCTATCTTATCGCCATTGTTGAGAACACACAGAAACAGATCAAGGAGAAGGAGGATGAAGATGATGCCACCATTACTGATTGATTCTGATTATTACGATGAACAGGAAAGATTTGAAAATGCGAAAAAGAAACGAATTGCTGAGATTGCAGAAGAAGCAATGTTTAACAGCCTTGTTAGAAGCACAAAGTTCAAGGATTTGATATATGGTATGATAGGATCATATCTCACTGACCTTACTATTAAAACAGGGTTGTTTGACGAGAGGATATCCAGAATTGCGAGACGTTCTGCCCATGATATGGAACACACGGCATACATCGAAAGTGAAGAACTCGATGTGAATAAAAAGTCAGTACCAATGTGCCGCTTTTGCGGTTGCAAGGCAAAGTATGACAAGGATGGAGCTGTTGAGTTGTCAAGCTACTGCCACGGATGTGGAAGATACATTGACAATTCTCCGATTAACGTAAAGATTGGAAGGTGAATAGAATGCCAGAAGCTAAGCGCAGAGGTCGCCCGAAGATGACCGATGCAGAAAAGGCAGAAGCGCAGATGAAGCGACTTCAGCAGAAGTTGGAAGATGCCAAAGACCCCACCCCACCCCCTATAAAGGGGTCAAATAAAAATGGGGGGGAAGGGGGTAAAGACAAAGCCGAAATAGCGTCAAATCTCATAAAGATGGCACGAAAGGGCATGAAGCTTCCCCGCGTGGACACGTTCGATGCTGATGCTATTATGAAACGGTTCGAACTGTACCTCGGCGAATGTGAGCAGAATGGCATTGTGCCAAGCATGGAAGGCTTGTACAACTGGCTCGGCATCAGCCGGAACGCATGGTGGATGATAATAAACCGTGTAGATGGGCATATCCGTTCGGACGAGGTTGTAAGCACACTGGAACAAATCAAAACCGTCATGGGCGAGATTGTCTCCGGCGCTTCCGATGCGGGGCTTATAAACACAGCAATATCGGTGTTGAAAATGACCAACAGCTTTGGCTATAAGGACGTGAAGCAGGTGGAACACACAAATGAGGTTAACGTCCAGATAGGCATGAGCGATGTGAAAGCGCTGGTGGACAAATACGGCGCAGATCAGGTGTTCATCAACTCCGAGTGTGTCCCGGTGGACGATAGCGCAAATAGCGAGGATACTTCCCCGCCGGATGCGATTTGATATGCTGCGACGCTACTTTGAGTTGAAGAATGGGCATGATTACACAATGATGCGTGCGTAAAAAATAAATCAACATAAAGGCTGCACGCAGAACGCCCACAGAACGTCGCAGAAAGCCGCAGAAAGCCCTTTCAACCAATAAGGCTATAATTGTTGCCCTGATTTTGGACGGCTCTACAGCGAAGCGCTGGCGCTCCCTATAGCTATACAGGGCGGCAGGGTGGAGCGAAAGTGACCCGGAAACTGACCGAAATGGTGTCGGATTCCGGGTCACGCTTATGCCCTATAAATGAAAATGGGAATCAATTTCAAATCCGGGGTTCTGGAGCGCATCGAAGCACGCCCACGCAACAGCCCACACAAGGCGCATACAGCGCCCGCGCCGGTATGTGGTATAGGTATATAGCCCCCACAAGGCACACCGGAAAACGCCCGCAAATAGCTCCAATGGGGCTGATATAATAGACGGAATCGGCAAACCGTAGATAATCGAAAACGTTTGAATTTGCGCTGTATGGGGTGCATTCCGTGCCATAGTATAACTATACCATGCACAAATAGGCGGCTATAAATGCCGCGTGGTGCATCCTGCGGTGCGTCTGGTATAGCATAGATGCATCGGCGCAACCGGTCGCCGGTCTGGTATCGGTTCTGGGCGGGTTCTGGAAACGAAAAACGCCGCCCGAAGATCGGACGGCAGGAAGCAAAAAGAAACCCCCGGAAAAATCCGGGGGCGTGTTTTATTCGTAGTCGTTTTCCAGGTCTGAAATGATTTCCTCGGCGCGTTCAACATAGTCGGGTCGCTGTTCGTCGATGCGTTCCATGTAAACGCCTTTCAGCGATTCCGCATAGTCGGGGCGGGTTTTGACGTAATCCAAAATTTCGTCGTATGTGGGGTTATAGTCTTCTACTTCGTCGGGGTCGATGCCGCCCCAGCTGGCGATATCTTCGGCAACCACGCGGCGCAGCTCGGCGGGGTCGATTTCCAGACATGCGGCAAAATCGCCGCTATCCGTGTAAAAATCCCAGATTGTATTAAAATGCTCCGGGTCGCTGTAAATGGTGATGTGATCGTCATCTAACCAGCTGCGCCCGCCCACGTTTTCGAACGTGTCAATGGTTGCGGCGCCGGTTTCTTCGTCGATGTACATATATACATCGGTCTGATAGCCGTTCAAATCGCGTTCAAACTGCTGCAGCAGATCAGCCATTTTTTCTACGATCTCGGCGCGGTTAGTGATGTCGTTGATATTTTTCATGGTTTTTCTCGCTTTCTCCCCCGTTCTGGGGGTGCTGATTTGGTTTATACTGTCGGTTGGTTTTGCATTAGTTTATGTGACCATATTCTTTTAGCGCGTATTCTTCCGCGTTTTTTCTATCGTCAAACCCGTTGGCACTATCTCCGACACAATCCCCACCGGGAAATCTGTAGATAGGGAATCCGTATCGGTCGAAATACTGAAATGTGCCTATATATCCATCATGAACGATATATTTTTTTATTTTGTTTTCATTCGCCTGTTTTTTCATGGTTTCTCTCACCTCCTGCCACGTTTTTATTATACCGCAAATCAGCGGTATTTTCAACATGTTTTTTGTATCATGGATACAGTAGATTTTTGATTAGTTCAGCCAAAAAACTACGTTTCCGGGGCGCTTCGGCGCGCGCCGGTGTCGGTTCTGGCGTGATCTGGTAGGCGGTCGGCGTTTGTGCCGGTTTTGGTTCGGGTCGTTTCCAGCGTTCAACCGCCGCCCGAAGATCTGCATCCGATATCATCGGGATAGATACCCGCGCCGGGTCTCGCCGCGCGCATGACATATAGTAGGCGCTGCCGATCTCCAGACGCTCCGCGCCCGTCTGACCTATCAACTGCCGGGACTCTATCGCCGTTTTGCATGGTAACGCTAAAACGGCGGTGAAGTTTAGTTGGATCTCAGCCGGAAAAACGCGCCGTTCCGGGTGTTGCGTCGCTGCTATAACATGGATACCGGCGGCGCGCCCTAACTGCAAAATGCGTTTTAGATCCCGTTTACATCCTGCACCGCATACATCCATCAAATCCGCCATTTCGTCAATGATGATGTATATATGCGGATCCGCCGTCTCCCGCATTTCCCGCGCCTGCATTTCGATGTACCTGTCATCCATAACCCGGCACATATCCGCTATAGTATCCGCCATTGCTTCGGGCGTGTCTGCATAGCCTATACAATGCGGCGCGCGTCGGTATGGGTGCAGCTCCACGCGCTTCGGGTCGATTAGAACCATTTTGCGGCGGTGCGGGCTGTGCTGCATCAGCGCCCACAAAATGCCGCGTATCACCACCGATTTTCCCGCGCCGGTCATGCCGCCGATTAGCGTATGCGTTTGGCGCGTTATGTCGCCGAAAATGGTTGTGTTTTCGGTCATGTCATCACCCCGCGCGCGTAAATGGACGTTTCGAAAAATTCCCGCATATAATGCACCCGAAGATCGTTAGACCGCGCCCAGTGCATCGCACCGTTTCCGACCCAGTTTGGGACATTTTCCGCGTCCATTTTCTGCATGATATCCCGCAGGGAATCCCGCGCCCCTTGCAGGTCATGCCGCAGACCGGCGATTTCCTCGGGCGTATATCCGCTGCCCGATTTTTCAGCGCCGCTAAGCTCAGCGGCGGCGAGTTTCTCACAGTGTACCCAGTACATGCAGGATTCCAGCAATCGCCGCACTTCTGGCGTTACCGTATAGGCAAAATGCCAACAAAATAGTGTATAACTCATACTTTTCACCCCTTATGCGCCGCCCGTTTTGCCGTCACTTTTGCGGCGGGTACTTTGGGCGGCGGTCGTTCTGGTTTATGCGGTCATTTCGGCGGCATCCGCTGCGGTTTCTGCCATTATTTCGTCGATAGCGTCCCGGATCGTTTCCCATCTATCCGACGTGTCAACGCGCTCCAGCTCATCGGTGATTCGCTCCCATGTTTCCTCCGGGATTTCAGCGGCATAGTTTCGGCGGATGTAGTCGGCGGCGTATGCTTCTACGATCTCGGCGGCGTGGCTGTACATTTCGTTTTCGATCTGCATACACTCAGCGATCTGCCCCGCCTTGTACAGGTCGTTTCCGCAGCCGTCCCAGCCAAATTCCTTGATGGCGTCGTTCACTTCCTCGACATGCTCCGAGATATAGTGGATGATGTCGTTATAGTAAATGCTGGTGTTGTTGTTGGCGATCTCTGCGAACGTGTCGCAGATATAGTCCCCGCTTCCTACATAGTCGCATACATACTCGGCGTATGCGGTCAGGGTGTTTGCGTTTGCGATGATAGCGGTCATAGTAATCATGTTTTTCATAGTAGTTCTCACTTTCTCCGGCGTTCTGCCGGTGTTGATTTGGTTTGTATTGCTTCTGAGATTCTCACCAGCTCCGGCGCTGCTACGGTTTCCCGTTCTCGTTCCGTTCTGGTTGCTATCTCTTTTGTTGTTATATATATTATAGCATAGTTCAGCACCTATATCAATATTCAAAAGTATCCAATTACTAAACAATAGTATTATAAATGCATATTTATAATATTTTTTTTTGGATTATTGTATTATTTTGTTGACATTTCGGGCAGTTCCGTGCTATAATGCAAGAAATATATTTGGGGGGTGATTTTATGGCAACCGATGCACAAAACCGGGCAACGAAAAAATACAAAAAAACGCATTATGATACATTGCAGGTTCTGCTAAAATCCGGCGGGCGTGATCTATTAAAATCCCACGCCGCTGCGCGTGATAAATCCGTGAATGCGTTTGTTTTGCGGGCTATCCGGCAGACTATGCGGGATGATGGTGCAGACCCGGAAACGATCCGCACTATATGCGGCGATTAACTAACTTCACGGCTCCGGCGCACGCCCGGAGCTGCTTTTTTTGCCCTGCTATTGTTAACCTATTGTCTCCATTTGGTTGACAATATACAAATCCGGCAGCAGATCGCCCCCGAAGATCGGACGGTTTCCAGATGCCGCCCGGAGCATGTTCACGGCGCTGGGTGTTTCCTGTGTCGGTTCTGGGGGTTGGGGCTGGTGGTGGTGGTGGTTCGGTGTTGTATGGTTTGGGGGTGTCGGTTTAAACATATCCGCATCGCCTATATAAAAAAGCGGCTATATACGGCGGCATAGATGCGGGCAGATGATCCCGGCGGCGATGATATGGGCGCATTTCGGCGGCAGATGATCGGGGGCGATGATCGGGGCATAGTTGGCACCCCGTGTTCACCAGCGACGG